TTCTTCTCGTGGTCAAAGAAGAACTGGTGGATTGATGGAGTAGTGTGTTTTGATAGATGGTAAAGTGCTTAATGAAGTAATTATACCAACTACTAACGTAGATAGAATTTTACCAGATGGAAGTAGATCAAAAGAAGAAGTTGTAAATAAATCTCAGATTTATATTACTACAGCAGGTTGGAAAAATAGTTTTGCTTATGATAAATTAATATAGTTATTAATTCAAAGTATCGTATAGCCTAATGAAACTATGATAATGGGAGGAACCTATGAAACTCCTATTACAGAAGGTCTTTTAAATGAAGATTTTATAGACCAACTTCGCTTACAGGGTACATTTAATTAGGATTCTTTTGATAGAGAATATCGTTCAATTTGGTCTGGAGATGCAGAGAACGCGTTCTTTTCTGCCTAGACATTTGATAAACATCGAGTATTACTCCAGCCTGAGTACGAATATAGCGGCCGTAGTTCAAAAAGTGCTTATTATGTTATAGGAGTTGACGTAGGTCGTATTAAATGTACAACAGAAGCTTGTGTTTTTAAAGTTACTCCACAGCCACAAGGAGCAGCTTTAAAAAGTTTAGTTAATCTTTTTAGCTATGAAGCATAGGATTTTGAAGAACAAGCTATTAATTTAAAAAAATTATATTATAAATATAAAGCTAGAGTTCTTTCTATTGATGCTAATGGTTTAGGTGTTGGATTAGTAGATTTTTTAACAAAAGCTCAAATAGATCCTTAGACGGGTGATTAGCTCCCAGCTTTTGGGGTAGAAGGCGGAACAGCAGAAGATACTAATAATTTATATAAAAAAATAAAAGGTCCTAATGTTTAGGAAAATGCTTTATATCTAATAAAAGCAAATGCTCCTATCAATACATAGATATATAGTTATACAAAAACTCAAATGTCAAGTGGAAGAATTAAATTATTAATAGATGAGATTCAGGCTAAAACAAAATTGATGAGTACTAAGGTTGGTCAAAATTTTAGTTCTGAACAAAGAAATGATTATCTTAGACCTTTTGTTCTTACAGATGCTTTAAAAGCACAAATGTTAAATTTAATATAGGATAATGAAGGTATCAATATTATTTTAAAACAATCGTCAAGAGGTACTGGAAAAGATAGATTTTCTGCTTTTATTTATGGTTTATATTATATCAAACAATAGGAAGATAAAAATAATAGAAAGAAAAAAAGAGATATTAATGATTTTTTATTTTTCTCGCAAGGACAAACGTAATAAAATGATATTTGAGATTTTTTTAATGATATTAGATTAATAAGGAGAGACTTATATGAGAGCGTCTTATGGTGAAATAAAAATTGAAGATATTTTAGAACAATATGGATTAGCGTATCAATAGGAATATAGTTTTAAAGATTTAGTTAGCTCTTCTGGTCATCCTTTGAGATTTGACTTTGCAGTATTTGATGATGATGGTTAGTTAGATTTTTTAATTTAGTTTCAAGGTATTCAGCATTATCAACCAAAAGAAAAATTTGGTGGAATGACTGGATTAAAAAGACAACAATTCTTTGATATGCAAAAAAGATAGTATTGTAAGAAACATGGTATTAAATTAGTTTTAATTCCATATTGGGATGAAGAAATTATTTCTTATGATTACATAATGCACTTAGCAGGATATTGTTAAGGAAAAGAAAGGTTAAAAAGGGATCTTTGTGAGAGATAGAGTACAAGAAATTAAGAAAAAAGGCTTTAATATGAATCTTGCAAAAGATACCAACGATAATCATGTATATTAGCCACATGATTTTTCTAAGATTAGAGTGGGTATAAAAACATTAGAAGATGCTATTGTTTCTTATGGAGATTTAGAAAGAACTAATTCAAAATTAGGAAATAAAGCAAATGTATTAAAAGCTATTAATAATGGTGACGTAGCAGAGATGAGATAGATTTCTTAGTTTTTTTATAAAACAAGTGGTATTTATCGTAGGTTATGTCGTTACATGGCTTTTTTATATAAATATGATTGGTTTATCACTCCATATATAAATGGATGTCAAGGTCTATTAGATACTGATTCTGGTATAGCAGATCTTTCTGTTGATTAGGCACAATAGAAAGAAAGAAAAAAGGTTTTTGCAAATTTTTTTAAAGTATTAAAATTCTTTGATTAGTTTGAAGTAAAAAGATATTTTGGAGAAGTTGCATTAAAAGTTATTAAACAAGGATGTTATTATGGGTACTTAGTTGCTCAAGGGGATAAAATTTTTGTTCAGTAGCTTAAACCTGGTTATTGTAGATCAAGATTTAAAGTAAATAACCGTGCTGCTATATAGTTTAATATGAAATTTTTTGATGATTTTTACAGAGATACCTAGCAAAGAATAAAAATATTAAATTTATTCCCTCAAGACTTTAAAAAAGGTTATGAGCTTTATAAAAAAGGAAAATTACCTCCTGCTTTTAAAGGAGATACTCAAGGATGGTATCTTTTAGACCCTAGATCTACTATAAAGTTTAGTATATAGGAGGGAGATTATCCACCTTTTATGGCTGTTATTCCTTATTTGATTGATTTGGACGCAGCACAAGACTTAGATAGAAAAAAAATGGCACAAAAACTTTTGAAAATTATTATTCAAAAGATGCCTATAGATAAAAATGGAGATTTAGTATTTGATATAGATTAGGCACAGGCACTTCATAATAATGCTGTAAAAATGCTTAGTAAGGCAATAGGTATTGATGTATTAACTACTTTTGCAGATGTAGATGTAGCAGATATGTCAGATAAAGGAAATCAATCTAATATTGATTAGCTTACTAAAGTTGAGCGTACAGTATATAATGAAGCAGGTGTTTCACAAGAACAATTTAATAGTGATAGTAACACCGCATTAAATAATTCTATTTTAAATGATGAAGCATCTATGTATAATTTATTACTTCAATTTGAATCTTTCTTAAATTTGTTGTTAGAACCATTTAATAAATCTCCTAAGAGATGTTATTATAAAGCTCAATTATTAAATACTACTATTTATAATTATAAATAGGTATCTAAGCTTTATAAGGAACAAATGCAAGTTGGTTTGTCTAAGATGCTTCCTCAAGTTGCTTTAGGGCAAACTCAGAGTTCTATTTTAGCTACCGCATACTTTGAGAATGATATACTTGATCTTGTTAGAGTATTTATTCCTCCTCTTATGTCTAGCACTATGAACGCTGAAGCACTTACTGCTAGAAAAGCAGTAAGTGGTAAGGATGCAACAGATACTGATTCTAACGGGAAAATTGGTCGTCCAGAAAAGGATGATACTGAAAAAAGTGAAAAAACATTACAAAATAGAGAAAGTTTATAAGAGAAGGAGATAAATTATGGCATTACCACATAAGTCTATTGCTACGATAAGCTCTCCTGAATTTATTAATTTACAACCTTTAGATATAAATCCTTTAATGTCATCTTGTGAAATTAAAGTATTATATATTGGAGAGAATAGAAACCGTAGCTATATATCAAAAGAGGTTGCGTCTGAAATGGCTAAAACATTACGTGGCGCTCCTATCGTTGGTTATTATAAAGAAAATAAATAGGATTTTGCAGATCATGGTTAGCAGATGATCTGGGATGATGAAGGAATCCGTTTTAATTGCTTAACAAAGCCATATGGCTTTGTTTCTCCCGATGCTAAAGTTTGGTTCCAAAAATTCAATGATTTTGATGAATTTGGAAATAGTATTGAGAGAGAATATCTTATGACTACAGGTTATTTATGGACTGGTCAATTTGAAGAAGCTAAGTCTGTTATTACAGAAGGCAAGGCTCAGTCAATGGAATTAGATGAAAATAATTTGTAGGGATATTGGGCAACAAATGTTAAAAATAATATTGAATTTTTCATAATAAATGATGCAGTTTTTACAAAGTTGTGTATTTTAGGAGATGAAACTGAGCCTTGTTTTGAAGGTGCTTCAATTACTGCTCCTGATATTAGTTCTACCTTTTCCAAAAGCGTAGATGACAACTTTAAAAGAACATTGTTTTCTATGATTAATGACTTGAGAGATGCTCTAAAAGGAGGAGAAAATATGGGTCAAGAAGAAGTGAATCTTGAGACTCAAAAGACTGAGTTTGAATTAGAAACAGTTGAAGAGTCAACAGAAGAAGTTATTGAGACTTCTGCTTCTGAAGCTGTAGAAGAATCTACTTTAGAAACATCTGAATTAAATGAAGAAAATGAAAAAAATGAAACTTTTGAAATGAATTAGGGAGACGCGGCGGAGGCTGAAACTAATGCCCCTGTTAACGAAGAGCCTACTTTTGAAAAGAAAGAGGAAAAAGAACCTGAAGAAGCTAAGGAAGTTTCACAAGAAGAAAATAAAGAGTAGGAAGAAGATAAAGATAAAGATGATAGATACTCTTTATTAGAACAGCAATATAACGAACTTTCTACTCAATATTCAGCTTTAAAAGAAGAATACAATAAATTACTTACTTTTAAAAATAATGTTGAATTAAAATAGAAAGAAGCCTTAATTGAAGAATTTTATATGTTATCAGAAGATGATAAAAAAGATGTTATTGCTCATATTAATGAATATTCTTTAAATGAAATTAAGGCAAAATTAGCTGTAATTTGTTTTGAGAAAAAGGTCAATTTTAATTCAGACAATTCTGAAAAAAATAATAATAATATAGAACAAGAAATTATAACTTATGATTATAATGATGATTCTGAGAAGAATTTACCTGATTGGGTAAAAGCTGTTAAAAATATTTAGAATAGTATTTAAGGAGGATTGCTATAATGGCATTACAAGTTTCTAGAAAAGGCTTTGGCCAGGTTGAGCCAAATCACCTTTCTGCTCAGACCAATGGACAAATTTATGCACAGCTTCCTGCCGACAGTTCACTTACAATCCTTGAAAACGGAATGTTTTTAAAATATGATTATGCCAATGGCAAATGTGATTTAACTGGCGATGGCGAGTGGATGCTTGTTTTTAATGAAATTAAACTTTACGATCAAAGAAAATTTGGATATAAGGATTATGCTATGAAGGCTGATGACTTCATGGGTGGAGAAATCGTTCCAAGATTATTAAAGACTAGTGTTGGTGATATTTTTACCACTAATACTTTTGGCGCTAATACTAGCGACAGTGCTACAGTTAATGGTTTAAGTCTTGCTGTCGGTAATAAGCTTACTGTTGATCCGGCTACTGGTTATCTGAAAGTTGCTGGACAGAGTGATACAGAGTTTATTTGGCAAGTAGTCAAAGAGTATAACCTTGGTGACATGCAGCCTGCTGTGAAGATTCAGAGAATAGCTTAATTTAGGAGGAAAAAGTAATGGCTTTAGATAAAAATAGTTTAGTACAATTAGCTAAGGCAACTGCTAAGGCTTCTCTGAATCCTTCAACTTCTTTCTCTTTTGGAGAAGAGAAGCTGTCTTATGAAGCTTTAAATAGCACCCTTAGAAATGAATTAAATGAATTAGCAGGCACACCTGCTTTATATAGACAGAATAAGAATACAATTTTTGATCTTATTGAGGTTATGTTAACTGAGGTTATGCCTCCTAAGATTTTAGCTGAGTATGGTCAGTTTGCTGATGTTCGTACTTTTGCTCAAGGTGATCGCCCTGTTTTCTATCAGAAGATTACTGAAGCTTCTAGACGTAGAGCTAAGCAGTTTGTAACTAAGGTTGGCCTTGCTGGTCGTTATGAAGTGTTCCGTCTTGATGGAGCTAGCCTTGAAGTTCCTACCAGTGCTTATGGTGGAGCTGCTCAGATCGCGTTCGAGGAATTCCTGGACGGCCGCATTGAAATGAGCGACGTTTATGATATTGTTGTTGAAGGTATGGATGAAGCTATTTACAGAGAGATTGCTAATGCTCTTTCAACATTAGTTAATAATCTTATCTCTGGTGGTACTTCTAAGAATGTTATTTCTGCTAATACTTTCAATGAAGCTAGCATGGATAAGCTTCTTATGATTGCTGATGCTTATGGTAAAGCTTCTATTTATTGCACTTTTGAATTTGCGGCGACTATGATCCCTCAGACTGGTTGGGTTTCTGACAATATGAGAGATAGACGTTGGAATATGGGTTATCTTGGTGACTATAAGGGACATCAAGTTATTGTTCTTCCTCAGTCCTTTACTGATGAAACTAATAGCGTGAAGGTTATTAATCCTCAGTTTGCCTATATTATTCCTACCGGTTCTGAAAAGCCTGTTAAGGTTGCCTTTGAGGGAACTGCTCAGGTTAAGGAAGTCGATGGCGATGATTGGTCTAAGACAATTCATACTTATCAGAAAGTTGGTGTAGCTGTTTATAGCTTAAATCCTGGTTTCTGTGCGTATAAGAATACAAGCCTTAGTGTAAATATGTAATAATGAATATGGGGGAAGATTTTTATCTTCCCCTGTTCTTACTATCAAGAGTTAAAAGGAGAAAAAATTGAATATGGATGACAATAAACAAGTAAAAGTTAAAAATCGTGTTAATAGTTTAGTAGTATATGTTGTTCCAGACATGGGAAATTTAAAAAGAGAATTTCAAGGTCAAGAGGAAAAAATTCTTACTTTTGAAGAATTAAGAAAGTTATCTTATACTCCTGGCGGTGATGTTATTTTAAAAGATTATTTAGTAATTAAAGATAAAGAAGTTCTTGAAGCTTTAGGCTTAAATGTTGAGCCTGAGTATTTTTACACTAAAGAAGATATTATTAAACTTCTTAAAGAAGGTTCTTTAGATGAATTTTTAGATTGTCTTGATTTTGCGCCAGACGGTGTTATTGATCTTGTAAAAGAATATGCTGTAACAATGCCTTTGAATGATGTTGAAAAACGTCAAGCCATTTTAGATAAAACTGGATTTGATGTTAATATTGCAATAGAATTACAAGAGGAACAACTTAAAGGTATAAAAGAAAATGCTACTCAGAGACGAGCGGCCGTCCCGTCCAAAGCTGATTAGAACTAGAAGAAAAATGCGTCGAACAAGGGCCGCCGCGTGATTAAGACGATTGAAGAAAATTAAGATTGGAGAATGTTATGTACTATCCAACAAGTTTTGCGATGGTATATGATAGTTTTCTTTCTAAAATAACTGATGATATGTATTTATAGCTGACTAAATAGTAGACCCAAGCTTTGTTAAAATAGTTACTTATTACAGCAGTTCATAAATTTTAGTTTCCAAGAGTTGCTCTTGATTATTAGTACATGGATTAGAATGAATGTAAAAAATGTGCTAAATATGAAGTTTGCAGAAAAGCTAGCTAGGAAGATGAAGGTTGGGTTTTTATGCATCCTTTAAGTCAGGAAGAAATAAATATTTTATCTACTTATATGATAGTTGAATGGTTAGGTCAGCAATTAGCTTCTATTGAAAATGTTCGTATGAAATATAGTGGTGCTGATTTTAAATTTACTTCTCAAGCTAATCATATGCAAAAAGTTTTGCAGATGAAAAAAGATTATGAAAGAGAAGGCTTTCATCTTCAAAGATTATATAAACGTAGAATAAAAGATGTACATGGTAGGTATCATACTACAATGCCTACTATTATGGATCCTCTTGAAGATTTCACCCCAGAGGAACGTAAAAATTGTGATGGTCATTGTTGTGAATATTATGAAGCTATTATATGGCATAATTTTAATGATTTTGATCAATAGGTTTCTGAAGAATAGGGATGTGATTGTGGAGATGATGATGGAGGGGCATAATTATGATTATTAAATATAATGTTGCTCTTTCTAATTAGATTATTTAGAATGATATAAAGCGTATTATTAATCAAGTTTATAAACTTCTTCCTTTAAGAGAAGAAGATAAAGACTGGAAGAAACCATTATAGACCATTATTTAGGAATTAGTGGGAATGAAAAGATTGTTTTTAGGTCAGCATGAATAGTCTTTTTTAATTTTATTATGTAAGTTATAGGGAATGTTTGAATTAGTTTAGTCTATTGATTTTGATATTTATAGAAGAACTATATTTGAATGTTTAGGCCTATTAAGTTAGATAGGGAGATAGATAGTATGAGTTTAGATACTTTAAAGACTCGTTATGGCTATGATAAATTATCTAACTGGGGCATTACAAATAAGACGTTTGATAGTACTTCAGCAGATAAAGTAAATGTCAGAGGTAAAGAACAAGTTGGATATGCTGACCCTCTTCTTAGGCTTAGAGAAGATAAGTTAAGAAGTTTAAAAAGAGCTTTATATAATTCTTATCAATCTGCTGTAATAGTTTTTGATAAGGATGATAGAGTTGAACATGAAGATGGTACTAAAAGTGGTTATCATTTTCGTTGTTTAATTAATCATGATAAATTGAAAGTAGACTATGAAGATAAAATACTTTCAATTCCATATAGATAGGTTCCTATTGAATATGAAGGA